GAGCCCCCTGTCAGGATTGAATTGTTCTCCCGCTGCTGATCCCGGCCTCGGCCCGATTGCCACCTGGGTTTTTTCTAGTGGTCTGTGGTCGGATTTGGCACGCTTTGGTGAACAGGTGTGGGCAAAATGTGGGCACGGTTCGTCGGTGCTACCGCCATCTGAAAGTCGCTCTTACTCCCCCTTCGGCGACGCCCATGAGGCGCTTGCATCGCCCACTCAGAACCCCGATCAGAGCGGTTCACCCGAGAGCCGGGGCGTAGACAGAAAGACGGCGGCTATGCCACAGTCGCATCACAACCAAAGAAGAACCCCGGCGAGTGCGCGAACACTCCCGGGGCATGGCCGAACTGACAAGGAGTTCGACAGTGTCCCAGCATACCCATATTCAAAGCACGGGTGGTATCCGGCGAGGCCCTCGCCTAGCCGACAACTTCACCATCCTGTCCAATCGCGTCCTCAACGACGAACGTCTTTCATTCCGCGCGCGTGGAGTTCTCAGCTGGGTTCTCTCCAAGCCCGACGACTGGTTCGTCCGCTCTGACCTCATCGCAGAGCGATCCCCCGTCGAAGGCCGCGATGCCATCCGCACCGTCATGCGGGAACTCGTCGCCGTCGGCTACCTCGTACGCGAGAAGGTCCAAGACGAGAGAGGCCGCTGGTCGACGATTCAGACCATCTATGAAGAGCCCCCGACGAACAGCCAAAATCCTTCTCCGGACCCGAAGCCTAGAAAATCGAACTCCGGACGTCCGCGCGACGGAAAAACCGGCGCTTTCACAAAGAACCGATCACCAAGGACTGAAACAAACAACAACACCGCGCGTGCCGAAACGTCATCTGTCAAGGTGGCTGGGGTGACTGTGTCGTTGTCGGAAGATGCCCGCAAGGAACTCGTCAGACTCGAGACCAACTACGCCGACCTGATCAAGGCATGCGCTGACGCTGGTCTTCCCGGATCGTTCGATCACGTCAAGCCTGTTCAGAAGGCAGAGATCCTCGAGCTCATCGAAAAGCACGGCATCCAGGCTTTGGCAGACCGCGCGAAAGCCATGCACAAGGACGAGAACCCGACCCTGTATGCACAGGGCTGGATTCGCTTGTGGAAAGCGATGTCCCCGCCCCGTGTCACTCCGACGCCGCCGCCGCTGCACGCTCCTTCACCGATCGATGACTGCGACCTGTGCGACGACTTCGCGTGGGTCCTCGGACCGGACGGTCGACCCGTCGAACCCGCGGTGTGGTGCACGCACGGCCGGGCAGCCGCGTGATGAACGACCAGACCCTCGCTGCGCTGATCGCCGACGCCCAGATCCACATCGACATGGCACACCGTCGCCTCCTCGAGGACGGCATCGACACCTTCGCCAACGCCTACCGTGATGCCTTCGTCACGCTGTGCGCGGGCCTCTACGACACGTTCGGAAGGACCCATCCATGACACTGCCCCGCGTCGCGATGCCGTCGCGCAACACCGTCGCCGTCACGCTCGCCGCTGCCGCGGCCACGGCAGTGGCTGGCACCAGCTTCTGGCGGTCCTTCACCGCGATCGCCGAGCTGGCTGTCGCATACAAGGTGCCGGCCGATCAAGCGTGGATGATCCCCGTCGCGGTCGACGGCCTGGTCGTTGTCGCGACCGTCGCAGCCGCGATCGCGCGACGCCGCGTCGCGCGGTCCTACTCGTGGTTCCTGCTTGTCGCAGGCACCGTCGCATCCGTCGCGGGCAACGGGATCCACGCCTGGCAACTCACCCACTCCCCCATCGGCGTCGGCATCGCGGTACTGCCGCCGCTCGTCACCCTGGCCGCGGTGCACCTGACGATCCTGCTGGCGCGACAGGGCGACGAGATCGCGACAGCGCCAGTCCTCGACATTGAACCCGAGCCGATCCGCACGCCGCTCGACGAAGGCCCTAAGCGCGACGCGACGCCGCGTCCGGTCACCCAACTCCATGTCGCACCCACGACGCCCGTCGCAAGCGTCGCGACACCTGCAGCTGCGCCACGACAGGTCCGTCGTGTTACGACACGCAAGTCCGATGCGACAGACGTGGAGCTCCGTGCCCGGGCGATCCGCTGCGTCGTCGGCGAAGGCAAGACGATCCGTGCGACAGGTGCTGAACTCGGTGTGTCGAAGGACAAGGTGCAGCGATGGGTTACCGCCCACCGCGCGACGCTCGACGCCCCGCCAGTCGCTAGCTGATCAGGTAACCGCGTGGCCGGCACGCTGAGACTGGACCTCGACGCGTAACGCTGACTGTGACAGATGGGATTATCTCGGCATGACCAAATCCACCCCGCCCGGCTGGTACCCGGATATGTCCGACTCTCGCGGCCTTGAGCGGTACTGGAATGGTTCGGCATGGGAGGACCGGTTTCGCCAGAAAGGAAGCCTGGATGAACTCACCAGCCGGCCACCGAAAGAGACGACAGCCAAACGAACCGTCGCACAGAAGCCGCCTCCTACCGGCAAGACAACCATCATCACTTTGATCGTGATCGCGGCAATCATCGGGTTCGCGGCGGTTAGTTGCTTAGGCGGTGGAGACGAAGTTCAGACGGGTCCGGCGGACTCAGCGTTGGGGCAGGACTCAGCTCAGTCCTCATCCGATTTGATCGGTACGCGCAAGCTGGTAGAGCAGACGTGTCGTGATGCCGTCAAGAACCGTTTGAAGTCCCCATCGTCGGCTGAGTTCAGCGGCATCAAGACAACCCAGGAGAACGGCGCGGGGACGGAGTGGACTGTCGAAGGCAGCGTCGATTCCGAGAACGCGTTCGGGGCATCGATCCGTAACACCTTCACATGCTCATCCACGTACGACATCGCTAGCGAAACGGCCAGCACCAACGTGACGCAGATGTCCGAGAACTAACCTCCCTCGGCTCTTGTCCGAGTGCCGACGCAAAAGGAGTAACCCCATGTCTGATCAAGCACCACTCATCGTGCCCACGTCCTGGATCCAGGACTCGTCCGTCAGCTTCGCGGCTCGCGGCCTGCTGATCGAAATCGCGCGCTTTGGCCACGGTCACGAGGCCAACGTCGCCGAGCTGACGCGTGAAGGCCAAGAGACCGAGGATGAGGTTCGTGGGCTACTCGACGAACTCACAAAGGCCGGCTACCTCCGCGATGGACGGATCATCGCGGAGTGGTAGCACCAACCGTATTGAGCTATAAACGAAGTGCCTCACCTCCCGAAAGGGGATGAGGCACTTCGTTATTCAGAGCACTACGCGGCCATGAACGTTGACACGACGTACGCGGCGTGGTTGTCGAGACTGATCCGGCCGCGGTCGTAGGCGAGCGTCTGACGGATGTCGGAGTGTCGCGCTGCGAGCTGCACCTGTCGCAGCGGGACTTTCGCATCCAAGGCCGCGACGACGAAGGTGTGTCGCAGCGTGTGGCACGAGATAGGCTTGTTGATCCCCGCGTGTCGCGCGAGACGCTTCACGACACGATCGGCTGAGCGTCGCGTCATGCGTGAGCTGTCGCGGCGCAGCAGCAGTGGACCGCGACGACGTTCGCCGGCGGCACGTTCCATCGAGCGCAGCACCGGAACCGGCAGCGGGATCGATGCGGACTTGGTGCCCTTGCCGGTGAAGCGCACGACCCGGTGTCCGCGTTCGGTGTCCTGGAAGTCCTCGACGTTGATCGAGCAGGCTTCCGAGACGCGGAGACCGAGCAGACCGAGCATCGCGACGAGTGCCTCGTCGGCTGGCGTCGAGTTGCGGGCAGTGAACATCAGTGACTGGAAGTCCTGCCGTTCGAGACCGATCTTCTTCGTCAGGTCCGTCGTCCAGCGCGGCATCTTCACGTTCACCGCCGGGGACTTCGGAATGATGCCGTCCTCCTGCATGAGCCAGAAGAACACGCGCAGGCACACCAACCTTCGGTGCACAGTGGCCGGCGCGTTGCCACGCTCGATCTCGAGGTACCGCGCCCACAGCTCGATATGCGCACGTTCGATGCCGAAGATCGGGTCGAGTCCGTAGCCGCGGCACCATTGGAACCACAGGCGCATGTCGGTCTCGTAGGCGGTGAACGATTGTCCGGTGTAGCGGGCGAGGAATCCCGCTACCAGCAGGTCGTGCTTGGTCATCTGCCGGGGCGGGAGAACTTCTGTCGGGGTAGCGTCATGCACGGTCATCACTCCATCAACGGTGGTGTGGTGGCAAGGCCCCGGCCGGTGCTGCAATCACCGGTTCGGGGCCGATCTTGTTTGACGCTTCCGGAAGGTACCCGCGGTTCCTGAGAGCAGCCTTGTAACTGATACGGCGGGTGCTGTCTTACCTACTCGACATGTGGCGCCCATCGCGTGGGGCCTCGCGCTTGACAAGATTCATCGCACCGACGGTGACCGCGACGACGGACGGAACGATGACCAAGACATTGGTATCGGAGTACGTGACCAGGACGTACGAGATGGTGCCGAACAGCAGCCCGATCACCATCAAAACGAGGCTGAAGACGTCGAGGCGGCGCCGCGAGTGCGGCTTAAGAGGTGCCGTCACCTGCCCTCCTCCTATGGTTCTCAACCTTCAGTACAGTCCATGTAGTCCGTGCGCGCCCGTTCTTCACAATTTTATCGGCGCGGATCCGCAGCCGAAAGATGTCGCTGCTGCTGATCGCGAGTCCTTCAGCAACGCGTCGAAGGAAATCCGCGTCATCGACTGTAGCCTTCCGTGTCTGACCGGCCGCCCTCACCTTCCACCTCGTCGGGTCACCGAAGTCGATCGCCTGCATCTGCCCGTCAACCTCAAACGTCTCCTCCGACTCCTCGACCTCGTCGGTCGGCGCGACACTGTCGAAATCGGCGCGTGTGAGGACAAACTCATCGGAGGGAGGCGTCTCCTCATCCTCGCTCGACGGTGCTCCGCTGACATCGAGTGTCGACACCCGATCATCACCCAGAGGCGCCATGATCTCCCTCAACTGCTTCTTGCGGCGATGCTTGCGCTTGTTCAATTCTTCCCAGACCGGTCTCGAGACCTCCTGGACAGTGTCGTCCTGCCACATGATCTTGACGTTGCCGTTCTCGAGGTGCTCGAAGTCCTGAACTTCGGCTCGCATGGACTTGGTAGCCAAATTGATGAGGGTAGCCACCGACGGGAGGCCTGTTACCGCAGCGACGCCTTCCCAGTTCTCACCCGCCATGCGGATCGCTTCGATGATGAACGAACCCTCCTGCGGGGGCCGCACCAACATCACAGAGTCGGCAGGCCCCTCGTCGTGGAAGGCGCCAGCTTTGTCGAAGTCGCTGACAAAGCTTGCCAACCCTTGAAGTACCTGAGCGACATCCGCTGCCCGCAGTTCGTGAAGGTCGGTACCCGACTTCTCGTCCCCATCGAAGCGCAGTGTGACCGAATCGAGAACTTTACGCGTGTCTGCCATTCGCGAATCGTAGCGACAGATCTCACATTCGCCCCGCGGAGGTAAGACGACGAAAGCACCCCACCTCCGAAGAGGTGGGGTGCATCTGCGTCTTGGACGCGTGCCTCGGGGAAGGCGGTCGCCAGGCTAGCGAAGGCCACCGACACTTCATCGCTCAAGGCGCCTTGTAACTGCCATCGCGGGATGCGCTAGTGGTGTGGCGGCGACTGCTCCGCATCGAGATGCTCAAGCGCCCGTGTCGCCGCGTCGAGCCGGGCGTTCCACTCGTCGTTCTCGGCACGCACCGCAGCCCGCGCCGCCTTCTGCGCTGCGGACGGCCACCCACCCTCGCGGCCCCAACGCTGGATCGTGTTCGTCGACATGCCCGTCAGTGCAGCCATCTCACGGACCGATCCGCCGGCCAACAGTCCTGCGACGACCGCGGCCCGCAGCTCGGCGTCGGCGTTGTCGCGGGCGCGCATCGCGGCGAGGATGCGCGCCCGCTCCGGGTCAGGAATCAATCCACGCTTCTGCGGAGTCACCCCGGCAGGCTATCGGTCTCATCCGGGTCGGTCACTGCTGCGCACAGCATCTCGTCGTGCACCTTCCGGGCGATTGCATTCGACCACAGTCGGAACAATTCGACCGGATCGCCGTGGTAGCTGGTGCACTTTTTCCGGTGACAGGTAGGCCACTCGAACTCGACCGCGAACCTGTCCACTTCGGCCGCATCAATGGCGGCCTTCACGCGAGGCCAGTAGGCGTATGCAGGATCGTCAGCCATGCGCCCATCCTTCCATAAGATGTAGCGATCATCGCCACATA